AAAGGTGCTGGCGACAGTTAGATTGATTCAATCGGAAGCACTCTTGCACCGATTGATGCACCGAATGATTGACCACGGCCATCTTAAAGAGGCCGACATCGAGCGCAAAAAACGCTGGCGCATTGGTGGGGTCAACTAATCCCGCAAGGGGTAGCACTGTCGGGAGACAGCGCATCACGCACCGTTGTGATAACGGCGCAGTCCTATCAAGTGGAGTACATATATGGAAGGCCAAGCCGAAAGGCAGCCTATGAGCGTTAACGACGCTGCGGCTGCTATTGAAAATCTCGCAATCTTCGATGATGCCGGTGAAATCACCGGGCAAGAGCAGCCGGAAGATGAGATTGAATCGGAGGAAGTAGAAGCCTCTGATGATGAATCTGGTTTGGAGGAATCCGACCAGGATAGCGACGAGGACGAAGCGGAAGCTGAGCCTGAAGAAACGACCCTCGAAACCTTGGACGACATTGCTAAGGCGCTGGGAGTGGATGCCGAATCCCTCTTGGCTAACCTGAAGATGAAGATCAAGGTCAACGGCGAGGAGCGTCTAGTCTCTCTCAAAGAGGCGCAAACGGGCCACCAGCTTGAAGCCGATTACCGCCGCAAAACGACGGAGCTTGCAGAACAGCGCAGAGCCGTTGAACAGGACTTTGCCCAGCGACAGGCACTCTATCATCAGCAATCGGTCGAAGCGGCCAATGTGTTGCAGATGGCGGAACAAGCCGTACTCGCTGACCTCAATACGCCACAAATGGCGGCGCTGAGGGAAAAAGACCCTGTGCAATGGATGCTGCGAAGGGATGAGGCGCAACAGAAGTTGGCCTATCTCCAGCAAACCCGTCAGCAAGCCGCTCAACAGTGGCAAATGCAACAGCAGCACAGCGCCGCCGAGCAGCAGCGCCAATTCCACGCGTACTTGCAGCAAGAGCAATCCGAGCTAGAACGTGCCGTAGCAAGCCGGGGTGAACAACTCACCAGCGAAGCAAAGGCCGGTTTGGCTACGTTCCTCGTGGAACGTTACGGGTTCAGCCCCGAGGAAGTGGGGCAGGTCTATAACCATCGTTTAGTGCTTCTCGCCCTGGATGCCATGCGGGCAACGGCGAAGGTAAAGGACATGGATACCAAGACCGCGCAGGTTAAGGAAAAGGTCGCCACGCTGCCGAAGGTAGTACCGCCCGGAAAGGCTCAAGGGAAGGTTCAGGTCAAGCAAAAGGTAATCGCTGGCTTGAAAGGACGCTTGAAGCAAACCGGGAGTGTAAGGGACGCGGCTGCGGTAATTGAACGCTTAATGTAATTATCCTCAAGGAATGCAATCATGACTCAGGCAACTAACACCCACGATCGTTACGATCTGTCGGCCACTGGCGATAACGTCCGTGAATCCCTCTCGGATATCATCACGAACATATCGCCCACGGAAACACCTTTCCTTTCCAGCATTGGAAAGAGCACGGCCAAGAGCAACTATGTTGAATGGCTGACGGATGAATTGTCGTCTGCTACCAGCAACAAGCAGATTGACGGCGATGAGTTCTCCGGTTCTGCGCTGAATGCTGCGGAGCGGTTCGGCAACTACTGCCAAATCTCTTGGAAGGTAATGGTAGTTTCCCGCCGTGCGGAGTCGCTGACCAAAGCGGGCCGCAAGTCGGAAATGAGCTACCAGATGGCGAAGCTCGGCAAGCAACTGAAGCGCGAGAAGGAATACATCCTTACGAGCGGCGTAGGGCATCAGCGTTCGGCGGTGGGTAACTCCACTTCCGCGCCGACTACCGCGAACCTGACTAGCTGGATTATCACCAACGACGACCGCGCAGGCGGTGGTACTACGGCTGTTCTGTCCGGTTCTACCTACGGCACTCCCACGGGTGTGGCGGCTGACTCGACCACTACGCAGGCTATCAGCGAAGGCGACCTGCTGACGCTGGTTAAGGACTGCTATGTGGCCGGTGGCGAACCGACCATGCTGATGATGAGCCCTGCTGCAAAGCAGAAGCTCACGGGTTATATGTTCAGCTCTACGGCTGCGCGTGTAGCTACTCAGTCGCAAGACCAGACGAAGAACCCGAGCGCGGGCGCGTCTGTTCTGGGTTCGGTTGGGGTATGGGTCACGGACTTCGGTACGCTTGACCTTGTGCCTAACCGCTTCCAGCGTGACCGGGATGTGTTCATCCTTGACCCCTCGACGTGGGAAGTTGCTTACATTGACGACATGAAAGTCGTTGATTTGGCAAAGACCCATGACGCGGAGCGCAAAGCCATCCTCTCGGACTTCACGCTTGTCTGTAAGGCTGAAAAGGCTAATGCCATCCTGGCTGACGCCAAGGTCGCAACGGCTGTTGTGGCCTAAACCTGACGGGGGGAGGAAACTCCCCCCTTTTTTATCTCGGTCAACCGAAAGGAACCAACATGGCTTTTATTCAGATTATCTCGCTTCCGGGCGGGAATGGCGCGACCTGCACGAAGTATTACTTCAAGAATGGGCCGCGTGTGAACAACAAGAAATGGATTGCGGTGGGAGAGGTTGCGGAAGTTCCGGATGAGGAACTGTCCGAGCATCTTGCATCGGGAAAGGTGATTCAGGTTATGGGGCCGAATGCCGCCATACCGGCACCGAAACGCGGGAGACCTGCAAAGGTTGACGACGAATTTGCATCGGTACTTGCTGCACAACGATGAACACGTTTGACCTTGGCCCAAACTGGAACGGGACGCGCACCCGTATGCACGTTGGCAACGATGAAATCGTGCTTCAGGACGTATTGGACGCGCAGCCCATCTTGGACAACAACGCCCGTTTGCGCGGGCAGTCTCAGCGTTCCAAGAATGCGGTACATGTGGCGGATATCCCGATAACCATTTATCACGAATGGCGGAAGGATTGGCAGGCGCATTTTGCTGACAAGACGACTTGGCACGCCTACATCGCGCAGAAGTTGAATTCTAGGGACTGGCTGAAACTCCGGACGGATGAGTCGCATATATGACCACTTACGCCACGCTGAAGTCAGACATTGCCGGGTGGTTACTCCGGGATGATTTGACGGCGGCCATTCCGTCATTCATCCGACTGGCGGAGGCGGCTATCCGCAGGGATGTACGGATTCGCCAGATGTTGAAGGTGTCTACGTTGACCCTGACGGGACAGAGTACGCCCCTGCCTTCGGACTTCATGGAAATGAACCGGGTGGCGTTGGATTCAACGACCGATCCGGGGATTTCCTTCATGCCGGCAGAGGCGTTGTATTCGCATGACTCCTATCATGACAGCGGCACGCCTTGCCTCTACACGATAGAGGGCACCAACATAATCACCGCCCCGGATGGGACGGGCGAGGATTTGCTGCTGAACTATTATCGGGCGTTTGATGCGCTGGCTGATGCAGCAGATACCAATTGGCTTTTGACGAATGCCTATGATGTGTATCTGTATGGTTCTCTCGCCCACGCCTCCCCCTACATCAAGGAAGATGAGCGGGTGGGGTTATGGGTACAGGGGTATAACTCTGCGGTCTCTGCACTAAACAAAGCGGATAGACGCTCGACGTTTGCCGGTGCCCCCTTGGCTGTCCGTAACGGTACTGGCCCATGATTCTGCCGTTCGGTGAATGGACGCCTGACGTTGAAGGGCTTTCGGTAAAGGGGCTGACGGTTGCCGAGAACTGCGTCCCTGGGCCGGATGGCTATGGGCCTTTGAACAGTCTCAGCGACGTTACCAACGCACTCACTGCAAAGTGTGTAGGGGCGGCATGGTTCGCCGATAAGACCGGGACGGTGAAGGTCTACGCGGGTGATGCGACGAAGCTCTACAGCCTCTCAGGGGCTACGTGGAGCAATGTCAGCAAATCCGGCAACTACACAGGGGGGACGAATTGGGAGTTCGCCCTGTGGGGTGATCGCTGTATCGCGGTTGACCCGTCGATAAATCCCCAATATATCGACATGAGTACCGGGACGCTGTTTGCAGACCTTCCGGGGTCTCCCCCGAAAGCGGCAAGAATTGCAGTAGTGGGGGACTTTATTGTCCTAGGAGATTTGGAGAGCAAGCCGAATTGGGTTCGGTGGTCGGGTTTCAACGCCTCTGAACTGTGGACTGCCTCTATGGCTACACAGTCCGACTCACAAGAACTGTTTGGCAGGGGCGGGAAGGTTCAAAAGATAATTGGCGGGAATGTGGGGGTTATCTTTCAAGAGCATTCCATTCGGTTGATGACCTATGAAGGCCCGCCCCGCATCTTCCGCATTGATGAGGTAGAGGTTGATTCCGGTACACCAGCGGGGAATTCTGTTGTCCCTGTAGGGGCGCGAATCTTCTATTACGGGTGGGATGGCTTCCGGATGTATTCCCCTGGGGCCGGTTCTCAGCCTATTTCCGACAATAAAGTGACTCAGTGGCTGCAAGACAATTGCCCCGATGTCACGACGATTCGGGGAGTCAGTGACCGGGAAGCTCAAAGGGTCATCTGGTCATTCTCGACGGGTTCCAGCAATGCAGACCGGGTCATCATTTATGACTGGTCGCTTAACCGCTGGTCATACGGAAAGGTGGATACGGAAATCCTTTTCGAGTTCGCCAGCCCCGGCTACACCCTGGACACGATTGACACCATTGTTCCGGACATTGACGCGGCAACGCTGTCCTTTGACGACCGGTTTTTCTTGGGCGGCGCGATTTCGGTAGGGGCGTTTACGACCTCCCACAAAGCGGCAACCTTTACCGGCAATCCGTTGACCGCAACCCTCGAAACCGGCGAGATGCAATCGGATAGGCGGCTGTTCATAAACCGCATGAGACCGCTTGTAACGGGTTATGGGTCGATGACCGCACAGATAGCCTCTAGACCAACGCTCGCGTCCGTGGCGGCGTTTGGAGGGGCTTCTACGCTCAATGAAACGGGTGAGTTCACCACTAGAGCTAACTCCCGTTATCACACGTTCCGAGTCACCATCAGCGGGGGCTTTGACCGCGCTATGGGCTTAGATGTTAACGCTGTACCGGAAGGAAACCGCTAATGAATGTGCAAGTGACCCCGTTTGGCGCTACCGGAGCATCTGCAACCGGCCTCGCTCCCCCCATGAGAACGTCAGCGGTTCAGGCGGATATCGTGAAGCCTGCGAACATGGCGACACTCCCCCAAGACCAATACAACATGCTGGCCCAATTTGGGGGCTTGGGGTATGCGCCTCCCGCCTTTGACCCTACGGGGTCGAATGGGGGGTATTACGGCAATGCCACGTATATCCGCTCTCCTTTGATGCAGAAGTATCTGCAACCGACCACAAACAATTCCGGGGCATGGGTAACGAACGGACTCGCCAACGCCATGCCGGGATGGAACGCTGTCTCCACTCCCGGACAGAATCCCTATTACACGGCCTCACAATCCCCATCCCCGCTGTTCCCGACGAACATTCAAGGCGGTGGTGCGGTCAATCCTCTTGACCTCCCTGGGGTGAAC